CCTTGTGCTTCTCGTCGCCCGAGCCCGGCAGGCTGAAGCCGGACATCTTGCGCGACACTTCCGCGACCGAGAGCGCCACGGCATCGTTCACCGCCTTGGTGACGAACTGCTCGAACTCGCTCTTGATCTGGCCGGTGACCTTGGCGTCACGCTCGTCGAGCGTGGTACGCAACTCCGCGGCGAACCGCTCTGCGGGATCTTGAGTGCCGGCGTCCCGAGAAGCCGGCTGATTGGGATTGAGAACCATGATTGCTACTGCCCCTTCGTGGGCTGGCGGACCTTGCGCAACGCTTCGATTGCGGGCCCGTAGAACGCCTGCGGATCAGTGGCTCGGCTGGTCGGTGCGGCCTTGGCGGGGCTGTCGGTGGCAACTCGGGATTGCGCACCAGCGCCCGCGGCGCGTCGTGTCATGTCGAGTGTCTCTCTGACCGCCGTCAGGCAATCGGTCAGAGCGTTCTTGAGCGCGGCTACGTCCGCCGCGAGGGTGTCGATGCGATCGGGCGCGGCCTTAGCCGCCGCCGTTGCCGCGAGCGCGCTCGGCAAGTTCACCGTCGGGGCCGCCTGCGCTGCCGCGGCTACCTTCGACTCGAACGCCGCGACCGGCACCACGCGCCGGCTCGTCGGCATAAACTCGCGCATCAGGTCCGCGACCAGCGCGCGCGACGCCTCGCCGTGCTCGACCATGCGATCGAGTCGGCGCATCAGCGCGTTGGGGTTCGCCGGCACCGTGACGACCGACAGCTCGAGCAACTCGGCCTTCTCGTAGATCACGCCGTACTCGCCCAGCCCCAGCGCGTTGCGTTCCTCGGGCGTCTCGGGCCGCATCGCCTTGCGCGGGATGAAGCCGACGCTGACCGCCGGCAGGTCGCCGTCCGCGACCATGCGCCAGACCAGATCAGCGAAGGGATACTTGCCGTCGCCGTGGAAGCGCGACTCGGCGATCAACGCCGGCCCGCCGTCCTCGAGCCGGCCCTTCGTGATCGCGGCCACGGTCCCGATCGGCAGTTGCGCCCAGTCGTGGTTGAACAGCAGCACGGGGTTGCGCCGGAAGTTGGCGATGTCCCAGCCCTTGACGCGGATGATGTCGCCCATCCGATCTGGCGTTTCGTCGCTGGCGATGTGCTCGACGACGCGGCCCTCGTCGTCCTTCACTCGCGGCTTGGCCCGCGTCACGGCGCGCAGGCGCACGCGATCCGCGTCGCTCTTGATCGCGACAACATCCTCGGCCGACAGCTCCGCCATCTCGTCGTCGGTGGCGATCCCGTCCCAGATGTGCGCGGCGACAGCGGCGAACTTGCCGACGATTGCCGGCGCGCGAGGGACGGGCGAGGCACACCCTTGACCGGCCGAGTCGCCGTCAGGAGTCGGCGCTCCCGGTTGCAGCACCTCGCCCGTTGCGCCCTCGTTCTCGATGGCCGCGTTCTCCGCGGAAACGTCGCTCGCGTTGTCCTGTTCCATGTTCAAACTTCCTCGGAGAAACCGACTGCGGTTAGCTCGCAGCGGCACTGAATCACCTCTGCCGCATCGCCGTTCTCGTCGAGCGGGTAGCGCAGACCGGGCAAGAACTCCTCGCCGAGCGCGCGCACTTGCCCGTCGAGCAGTTGGTGGCTTTCGCGTACGTGCTCGTCGCGCGACGTGAGCCACTGCACCGACGTAACGCCTTCGGCCTTCATCTCCATGAAGCGCGCGCCGTTGGACGCATGGCCCGTTTCGGTGCGCGCGATCGTCAGCGCGCGTGCGTCTCGGCTGCCGAACACGCGGCGCAGGTGATCGTCCAGGTCGGGCAGCACTTCCTTCACTGCCCCTTGCAAGTCCGCGATGTTCGCCACATCCGAGAAGGCGTCGACCAGCACTTCCTTGATCTGCTTGGCGAGCGTCGAGTTGACGCCCTCGACGACCTGGATCGACTGGCGCGTCAAGAAGTCGATCACGCGCGGGTCTTGCATCGTGATCGAGAGCCCGGACGGCCCGCCCAACTCCTCGATCACGTCGATCAGCGCGAGACGAAACACGTCGCGCACCGCCGGCTCTAGGATCTGCGCCATCTTCCGGTCCCACTCGGCGCGATCGAGCAAGAGCACGTCGATCAGCCACTTCTCATGCGCACTCACGTCACGCGCCTGCGCCGCGATCCACGCCTTGAAGCGCTTGCCGTTCTCGCCTTCCTTGGCGAACGCCTCGATGCGCTTGCGCTGCGCCAGCTCGTAGGAGCGCAGGTACTTCCTGGCGGCGATCGCGACGCCGCGCTGACCCGGCTGGATCACGCGCTGCTCGAGCGCGTCGATGTACGCCTGGCGTTCTTCGCGCGTCGGCAGGAAACCGCGCAGAAGCGGGGAGGCGGAACGGTCTTCTTCCTCGCCGTCGTCGTCTTCCGCCTTGGGCGGCGTGTCCTCCGGCTCGTCGTCATCGGCATCGGCCTCGTCGTCTGGCCCCATGTCGTCGTCGTCGAAGCCGAAGTCCAAGCCACCGAACGGGTCGACGTGCCTGTCTCCCTCGGGCAGCGGGTCCACGTCGACGCCGTACAGCGCCAGCGATTCGTTCAGCGTCGCGCCGACACCCAGGCGCGCCAGGTTGCCAGCCGCCGTGATCTTGTCGGTGACTTCCTCGCGCAAGGCGTCGATCTGCGACACGTCGAACGCGATGCGCCACTTCGAGCGCACCGGATCGCGCAGGCGCGCCATGAAGCGGTGGTTGACAACATCCTCGACGGCGCGCAGGTACGGGATGACGCCGTTCGTCCACGTAGCGCGCAGCGCCTGCTCGTAGTTGCTGTACGTCGCCTGATCGAGAATCCCGATCACGGGCGCGGCAACGTTGGTCACCGAGCAGATCGCTTCGCGGCCCCACTTCTGGAGCTTCTCGAACTCCATGTCCTTGGGCGCGATCGGGTTGGCCTTGAACTCGGCGTTCCCGAGCACCTTGTAGCGGCCTCGGTTCGCGGGATTGGAGAACTCCGCGTCGACCGCCTCTTGCGTCTGGCGGATCTGGTCGATGTTCGCGTTCTCGCCGAGCGTGATGATCCCGCCCGGATCGCCGCCCTCGCGCACCAGCGCCTCGATGTACCGTTGCGCCTGGTAGCAGACTTGAAGCGTGCGCCGCAGCACGTCGGCTGCGCCCAGTCCACGGAAGCGGTTGTAGGGGTCGTAATCGAGGAAGCCCAGGACCGCGTGCGCGGGGAAGTGGATCTCGCGGCTGCCCGCCGCGCGGTAGGCGTAGGACAGCGGGAAGCCGTTGGGGTCGAGCGACGAGATGCGCACGCTTCCGCCACCGCGCACCTGGATGATCTGCGACGGCACGTCGCCCTCGCCGATGGGCTGGCCGGCGAGGTTCGCCAGGAACCACCAGTCCTCGCCGTGCTCCACGCGCGAGAAAACCGCGGCGTTCGCCAACTCGCACCAGGTCGTGATCCGGTTGGGCTCGCGGAACAGACGCACGAGCGGGTCGGACTCGGGCGCTTCGTCGGCGTCGTCCCCGTCGGACATCCACACGCGCAGCGGCACCGATGCGGCCAGCGATGCCTTGACCGAGGCGCACGAGTAGAGCCACTCGTTCTCCTCCATCGGCCGCGTGATTTCCTCGCCGCCGCCCAGTTGCAGGCGGAACGAGGTGGCGATCGAGATGTCACCGAGCAGGCTCTTGAGCGCGGCCCCGTTCGCGCCGTTGCGCGAGGCGAGTAGCTCGAGGTCCAAGCCGCCGATCTGCGGCCTCGACGACATGGGCGCGGCCCGGTAGCCGCCGCTCCCACCGAACGGACTACCCAGCCGCTCGCGGCCACTGGCCGCTGCGCCGTCGGCGAACTTCTGCACCGAGGGCGCTGGATAGCGGCGCTGTGCGCGTTATGCTCGCGCGGCGGCTGGCAACAACTCGCGCGGACCCCGCGCGGACCTCACATGAAGCACGCACCCATTCGTCCGCCCAAGCGCACCCTGCGCATCGGCTGTAACTTCACGCCGCACGAACTCGAGCGCGTCTACGATGCCGCGCGGCGATCGAACGAACCGCTCGCGGCATGGATTCGCGTCGCGGCGGTCAACGCGGCCATCCGCGTCGATCAGTCCGGCGGCGGCCCGTCCGGCGGATCTTGCGAGTCGTCGTACGGCTCAGCCGGTCCGCCGAAAAGGTCTTCTGGCAACTCAGCGGGCGGCCAGGTGGGCGGGCGGTAGATCGGCTCCGGCTCCACCTCCGGCTCGATCGGCGCGGGCGGCACGTCGAACACCGTCAGCAGCGCCAGCGCAACCTCGAACGAACGGATCGCGCGCTCGCCCAGGCGCGTCAGCGACCACGCGCCAGTCGGCACGTCGTCGGTGGCGATGTAGCCGCGGTCGTACCACTTCTGCCGCAGGTAGAGCGGCGTGTCGTGCGGGCGGCCACGCCGGCGAGCCTCGATCGCCGTGCGCAGGGTCGCGACGATGACCCATTCCTCGATCTGCGGGGTGCCGCGCGGGAGCATGGAGGGCATGGCGGACCTGTGTCCGCGGCCTACAGGCTACTGTCTTCCGCATCTCTGGGAGACAGTAGCGGGGCGTGCGAACCGCCCGCATCTGCCGTCCCGGTAGGCACTTGCGCCTCTAAGCGTCAGCCGAGCGCGGATTTCTGCCGGATTTCACCGGACAGCCGCGGCGGCACTTTCCTTCGCGCGCGCGCGTGGGTAGCATGCGGCCGGACACCGATTCACCTCGGGGTTCAGTGCGCCAGCAGGAACGCTCAAGTACGCGCTGGCGCAGGTTCACGCCGAGCGGACGAAAGCGCACCTCGGCCCTTCGACGCCCGTCAGCGCATCCCCGACAAGGTAGGCGCTGGCGGGCGTTCCTGCCCTACCCGATCCGCCCAACCCGCCCCACGATCACGCGCCGCGGCTGACTGAATGCCAGCACGTCCGCGTCCGCGTGGTCCGGCGACCGCCCCAGGCGCTCGCGCAGCTTGTCCTTGGCCTCGACGATCAGCTCCCCCGTGCCCGCCGTGTAGTCGTACCGAAGTGCCGTGAACTCCCGCCAGGACTCCGCGAAGCGCCGCGGCAGGCGAGCCCGCCCCGTGCGGATCAACTCGCGGAAGACCCAATACATCTCCGCGCGCCGGTTCTTGAGCTTCACGTCGCCGATCACGTCGCGCCACGAGCCCGTCGGCGAGCCACCGAATGACACCGGATCGATCGAGCAGTTCTCGCGCCGGGCGCAGTCGAGGATGCCGGCGGCCACGGGCGCGTCGTCGATGTGGACGTGCGGCCAGGGGATCTCGACCTTGTGCTCGGCCTGCCACTGGTCGCGCTGCCGGCGCAGACGCTGCCAGGATGCGAGCGTGTCCTGATCGCGCCATGCCGCCTCGGCCACCTTCACGCTGTCGATCCACAGCGCCGCCACGTTCTCATCGCCGCCCTTCCAGGCCGAGTCGAAGCCGATGTGCGCCCCGCGCTGGATCAGCATGGACCCGTCGCTCGCCTCGGCCGCCATCAAGAGCGCGTGCGAAAGCAGCGCGCCAGTCGAGTCGCCCTCCATGAACTGCCCGAGCACGTAGGGCTTGTGGAAGGGGTGATCGGCAGGGTACTGGCGCTCGAGGTCGTCACCGTCGACGAGCCACCAGGGCGCGACGTACGCGGCATCGGGCTCGAGCGGATCGTCGCCCTCGCGCGCGCTGATCGTCACGCGCCACCAGTCGCTGCCCGGCTGGTGCGACAAGGCGAAGTCGTGCGGATCGCTCGACGCCATCGTGGGGTTGCCGAGCATGAGCGCGTAGACGTTCGGCCCCACGAGCGAGCCGCGAACGGCGTCGAAGATGTGCTGCGGGATGCCTGGCGCTTCGTCGAAGATGAACAGCAGTCGCGCCGTCGTGCCCGCGTGCGCTCGCGCCACCTCGACAGCCGCCGCGATGTCCTCGACGCTCGCCGGACGCGGCGCATCGGGATCGTCGGGCACGTCGACGCCGGCGTGCAAGCCCTGGAATCGGTCCTGGTTGTCGGTCGCAAACCCGACGGCGTAGTGCTCCGGCCCGATCTTGAGCGCTGTCTGCAAGAGTTCGCCGCGCAACGGCTGGCGCGCGCCCATGTGGATCGTGCGAAGCTTGCTCCACAGCAGCAGCTCTACCTGGCGATGCGTCGGCGCGGTCGTGATGACGATGCTCGGCGCGGTCTGCACGAACGCTTCGACAATCACCGCGGCTAGGTGGGTCTTGCCGCCCTTGCGGCACGAGCGCACCGACACGAACCGCCGCGCGAGCAGCGCCTCTACGATCTCGCGCTGGCCCTTCCAGAGCTTCGCGCCGAGCACGTCGGATGCGAAGGCCAGTTCGCGGCCAGCGTAGGCGTCGCCGGCGATCGGGGCCGTAGG